GAGTTGTACGACCTGTTGGTGCAGAAGTACGGCAACGACTACTACATGAAGGAGTATTCGTTCCAACTCCAGGGGAACGTGTCGAGATACGACCTCCCTGACGACTTTTTCAAGCTTCTCGGCGTGGACCTGGAGATCAGCAGCGGCCCTGACGGCTACGTGTCGCTGCGCCCGTTTACGCTGGCTGAGCGCAATCGGTACTCCACCGCCAACGTGCAGACGTGGATCGGTGTGACGAACCTGCGCTACCGGATCAGCGGCAACAAGCTGTGGTTCACGCCCTCGCCGCAGACGGGTCAGACGATCCGCATCTGGTACGTGCCGCGCCTGTCGCAGTTGGTGGATCAGACCACGCTGACGGTGGCCGACCCGATTGCGGGTGACTTCATCACGATTGGCGCGACGACTCTGACCGCTGGCGCGCAGTGGACGATTGCGGCGGGCAACAACATTGCAACCGCTGCAAGCATCGCTGCTGCGATCAACGCTGCTAGCATTGTGGACGTGTCGGCTACCAGCAACGGCGCGGTTGTAACGCTGGTGCAGGATGATGCGGTTGACCTCGCGCTTGCTGTGGGCGGCTCGACTCCGCTCGGCGCCTCAACGCGGCTCCAGTTCTCGTCCAGCACGTTGAGCAACGGCTCCCAGGTCGCTGACGGCATCAGCGGCTGGCTCGAGTACGTTGTGACCGATGTCGGCATCAAGATGCTTCAGAAGGAGGAGTCCGACACGTCGGTTCTCCAGTTGCAGAAGCAGGCGCTGATCCGTCGCATTGAGGCCGCTGCTGAGAACCGCGACGCTGGCTCGCCGGCTACGATTGCTGACGTGCAGTGGACCAACGGCACTTGGCCGTTTGGTAACGGCTTTGGCGGCGGCGGTGGTATCCCGTAATGCCGACGATCAAGCGACTGTCCCGCATCTTCAGCAGCGACGACTCGCTGAACCGTTTGCAGGATCAGCTCGCTGCGGCGTTCAATCCGATCCTCCGCAACGTGCAGGGCGACCTGACGGGGCCACTTGAGAGTCCAACAGTCAAGGGTTTGCAAGGTCGCAACGTGTCTGCGGTTGCGCCTACGAGCGGTCAGTCGCTTGTGTGGAGCGGTAGCGAGTGGGCGCCTGGGTCTGGTGGTGGCGGGTTCATCACTAGTGTGCTGCCGCCGTTGACGGTTGTGTCTGGCGTGCTGTCAATCCCGCAAGCCACCTCGACGGCTGATGGCTACCTGTCGGCGGCTGACTGGGTCACATTCAACAACAAAATCAGTGGCGTTACGGCGACCTCGCCTCTGTCCGCTACGGGCACTACGACTCGCAACATTGCTCTAACGGGCGTGGTGGCGGCGGCTAACGGCGGCACGGGACTCTCGAGCCCCGGCACGATTGGCAACGTGCTGACTAGCACAGGAACGGGTTGGACAAGTTCCGCGCCTACGGCAACGCCTAGCGGCCCCGCTGGCGGCGTCCTCGGCTACACCGGCAGTACCTATCCCAACCCCAACGGATTGGCGGCGATTTTCAGCTTGTTTGATCCCCCAGGCGAAACGTACATCCGGGTCTTGAACGGCTCAGGCATGACGTACTTCCGCATGGATGACAATACAAACACCGTCACCAACGTGGACCGCAGCATCGGCATCCTTGCGGGCACGGCAACCGGCGGCTTTTTTGGCGTGGACATTCGCGGTGGAGACATCCGGGTGCGAGGCGGCACCGGATCTAGCGCGGTGTCTGGCGGTGGTGGTGGTTCTGTCTACCTGCTCGGCGGCGACGGTGGAACCGGCAACTGGTCTGGCGGCAGCGCCTACGTGCAGGGCGGTCAAGGATCGTCCAGTAATGGGCCTGGCGGCACCGCAGAGGTCACGGGCGGCACGGGGCTCGGCACGGGCAACGGTGGCCTTGTAAGGCTCAAGGGAGGCTTTGCTGGGCCTAGCGCGACCGCAGGTGGCGACGCTTACGTTGAGGGCGGCAGCGGCGGCGGTGGCCGCAATGGCGGTGATGTCTACATCCTTGGCGGCACCAACCAACTGACGAATGCTACCGGTGGAGATGTCACAATCCGTGGTGGCGATGGAACAACTGACGGCACCGTTTACGTTGGAGACAGTGTCACGGCATCGGTCAGGCTTGCGACGACCAACATTAAGACGCACGTCAACGGTCCCACGGTTCTCACGCCCAAGGCTACGCAGACAATCACGGCAGCTACGGCAGACTTTGATCCGACCACTACTTATTTGCCGTTTGACGTGACCGGCGGCAATTACACGCTGACCTCGACGCCCACCATTTTGACGGCTGGAGCGGTAGCTGGTCAGACCGTGCTTCTGCGTAACATCAGTGCAGCAAACTACATTGAGTTACAGCGCGGAGCCACGTATGCGCTTTCGTTGAGCGCGGTTACCGTCAAGATCGACATTGGCGGCGCCATGCTGCTAGTGTTCGACGGCACTTATTGGTGCGAAGTTGCGTACACGCAGACGACCACGATCTAGGAGTAGATGATGGCGACGCCCAACATGAACTTGACCTTGCCGGTGGTGTCGCAGACGCCCGGGCCAACGTGGGCGAGCGAGATCAACGCTGCGTTGACGACGGTAGACTCGCACGATCATACCAGCGGCAAGGGCGAGCTTGTTCCAGTTGCTGGTTTGAATATTGACTCAGACCTGTCGCTCGCGACGCACGCGCTGACCAATGTTGCCAAGGTTGCTTTGCTTGACCAGGCGTCGGTTGCTTCGCTTAGGTCGATCTATGCCAAGAGCGGCGACCTTTACTGGCGCAGTGGCGGTGGATCCGAGGTCCGACTGACTGTTGGTGGCGCTATTGATGTTAGCTCCGTTGGCGGCATCACCGGGATGATCCCAAACTGTTCGGTTGTTTACGATCCCAGCGCAAACACCTATACGTTTCGTGACGACTCAGCCAACTTTGCAACTCTCGTTTCTGCGGCAATCAAGTTTGGCTCGGTGGGTTCAACGTTGCTTGGTGGCGGCAATTTTGCCACTCAGTTCCCGTCTGCGCTGCCTGTTGCGGCATCGTCTCCAATCACGTTTGGGTCGTTTGTTGTCGGCACTCTTTCAAGCGGGTCTTCAGCGCTTTCGTATGTAAACGCTGCTGGTGGCATTACTCGCCCCATGCAAGCGGCTGTTGGCGAGCAGATCCAAGCTGGTTCAACGTCATACACGGCACCTAATACTGGCGCGCTGACCAACCTTAGCGATCAGATTTCCATCACCACCACCGGACGGCCTGTTTTTCTTGGAATTCGTGCAACCGGAACCGGAGCCTGTTTGAAACTGACAGCGGCAGGTAATGGTCCGTGTGGCGCTGAAATGTATTTCAATATTACCGGAACGTCCTCCGCAACCGTTGGATGGTCAACTTTTGATGTTCGCGGCCATACTGGAGAGGATTTTCGTATTCCAGTTAGTTCCGTGTCTTACCTTTGGACCCCTGCGGCCGGAACGTACACCATTCAACTTAAGGGCCGAGTGTTAACCGGCGGCTCGTATGTCAGCACAACGTTTACGGCCAATCTGATTCAGATCTATGCGTACGAACTTTAGGAGACAGCGATGCTTCAGAGGCAGAACATCGTCGTCCCGCTCGCGCAGGGCGTAGACACCAAGACTGACGAGAAGCAGGTTGAGGCCGGCAAACTCCTTGAACTGGAGAACGGCATCTTTACTCGCCTCCGCTCTATTCAGAAGCGGCATGGCAACGTTGCGCTCTCGCAGTCGATTGCTAATACGCCAGGATCTCAAGTTGAAGCCGGGATCGGACTAGCAGAGTTTGGTGATGAATTACTGCTTGCTGATGGCGAGCGCTTGTACAGCTATGATCAAGGATCAGGCAACTGGGCTGACAAAGGTCCGTACATCCATACGTTCATAACGCAGTTCCCGGTTGTAAAGGATAGTTACGAGCAGACCATGCCGGATGGCGCTACCGCTGCCAACGGGACTCAGTTGTACGCTTACGAGGACTCGTCTGCGTCGAATCTGATCAAGTACTGCGTTATTGATGGACAGACCAAGCAAACCCTTTTGGTCAGTACGACGTTGACCGCTGATGGCATCAAGCCTCGAGTGCTGGTCTGTGAGAATGTGTTTGCAGTGTACTTTGTTGAGGCCAGCAGTAATCGGCTCTGCGTTGCTACTGTCCCGCTTGCTAATCCACTTGTAACGCCGACAATCTCGTATCTGACCTCTCCTCTTCCTGGCACCAACGATACGATAAGTTTAAGCAGTCCCAACTACGATGCTTGCATCTTTAGTCCGTCTGCTGGCTCGTATTTGATTGGCGTGGCTTTCAATACCGACAACAACAATACAACCATCAGGATGTACAACTATTCGTCGCCCACGACGCAGTACTCATCTGGTGGGTTTGATGCGTACTTGGTTGGTTATCGCTCCAGGTCGATTGGTTTGTTCCCCGGCAACACCACAACTCTTGGACAACAGACGCTCAACATCGCGTTTGCTACGGACAACGATTCTTCGCCGTACACGGCATCCATCCGGTTTGACGTTGTTGACTCGTCTTTTGCCTCTCTTGGATCTGGTGTTCTTGATAGCGGCCTAGCTTACTTTGCGGCTCGGGCCATCACGGGATGCTCAACATCAAACTCTGATGGATCGTTTACTGTTTTATATGGCAACTGCTTGACGTTGCCAGAAGAGACTAGAAAGGTTGACGTTGATGGCACCTATGCGCCCGGAAGCGTGGCTTTGGTGCGAGTTGGCATCGCTCCGGTAGCAAGAGCGTTTAGTTACAACGAGCGCGCGTATGTGCCGGTTGTTCAGTTCCGCAACGGACAGCAAGACAACGTTCTTGGTGACACTTCGCTTCAGTCCGGCCTGTACGTGGTTGACGGTGATGGCAACATCGTTGCCAAGGCGTTTGCCAACTTGACGGCCAACGCACAAGCCGCAATTGCCTCGTATCCGGGTACGCTCTCGTCTCCCATGCTTGCCAATACCGTGTCTGTGAACGGATCAGAATTCCGGTTTGCGTTCATGGATCAGGTGCTAGTGCAGGGATCTATTTTTGAAACACAGGTGAACGTGTCGTCGGTCACCATCGACATGGACGCTGAGCAGTACTCGGTCAACCATGAAGAGTTGGCCCAGAACCTTCATCTGTCTGGTGGCGCCCTTGAGATGTACGACGGCCAGAGCGTTGTTGAGCACGGGTTTTTTCAGTACCCCATCATCACGACCATCAACTCTGCCAGCGGTGGAAACCTGACGGCTGGAACGTACTACTACACCGCTTGCTACGAGTGGACAGACAACCAAGGGAACATCCACCAGAGTCGTTTTGCGGACCCCAAGAAGATTGTGTACTCGCTCGGAAGTTTTCAGACGGTGATTTCCCTGCGACCGCTTAACCTGACGCAGAAGCAGGGCGTTCAGATTATCGTGTATCGAACGACCTCTGATGGAACCATTTTTTACCGGTGCAGCGATCTGACGCCCAATACCGGCACCGACAACCAGATTATCTACAATGATCCAACCAGTGCTGGAGAGTCGTTTGCTGACAACTTGTCTGACTCAGACATCAGCCGCAGGCCGCAGTTGTACACGCAGCCCCTTGAGCCTGGTGTAGATGCGGTTGTAGCAAACGATCCCGCGCCGCCGACCGGCTTGATTCAGTTGCATCGCAACCGACTGTGGGTGGTGGATAGCACAAACCCGCTCAACGTCTGGTACTCCAAGTTCATCGGGCCGGCGACTCCTGTGGCCTTCAGCGACGAGTTTGTGAAAACGGTAGACCCTCGAGGTGGGCCGATCACCGCGCTCGCGACGATTGATGACAAGTTGCTGGTGTTTAAGTACGACCAGATGTTCTTCATCGTCGGTCAAGGGCCGGAGAACACGGGCGTCAACAACGACCTCTCGGATGCCATCCTGATCACGACTGACGTGGGCTGCATTGATCCCAGGTCGATTGTGGGCTCGCCGTTTGGCATCTTGTTCAAGAGCCGCAAGGGCATCTACTTGATCGACCGCTCGTTGGCGGTGCAGTACATCGGCGCTGCGGTTGAGGCGTACAACGACGAGACAATCACGTCGGCAACCTTGGTCGCAAACACCAACCAGGTCCGTTTCACGCTCGGGTCGGGCATCACGCTGGTGTACGACTACTTTGTGCAGCAGTGGGGCATCTTCACCAACCAGAACGCTGTGGACTCGTTGGTGTGGCAGAGTTCAACGATGCTCTTGCGCGCCAACGGCAAGGTGCTGCAAGAGACTGAGGGCGTGTACACCGACGACGGCCAGCCGATCCGGTTGAAGCTTGCGACCTCGTGGTTCTCGTTTGCGAACGTGCAGGGGTTTCAGCGCGTGCGTCGAGCGCAGTTGCTGGGCGCATGGAAGAGCGCGCATGACTTAAGCATCAGCGTTTGTGTAGACTTTGACGACACGGTGATCCAGCAGATGACGGTGTCTCCTACGCCGCCAACTTTCTACGGTGGAGGCTCACCCTACGGCGCGGGCTCGTATGGCGGGACGTTCCAACTTTACCAGTGGCGCGTAGACCTTGCGCGGCAGAAGTGCCAAGCGGTAAAGTTCATCATTGAAGATGTCCCCTCAGTGACGGGCAGCGGTGAAGGTGTGAGCTTGTCGTCGCTCGCGTTTGAGGTTGGAGCCAAGCAGGGGCTGAACAAGGTTCCTGCGTCCCAGATTGTCAGTTAGGAGCCTTATATGGACATTTTCGGACCTGAGTACGCTGACCCTGGTAGCCCGGAATACAAAAAGCGCAAGGCTGCATTGACAACCACGATCACGGGTGCTCCGCAGACAGGAACTGCGTTTGCTGGCGCTGAGCAAGAGACTTTTGGTGCACTTGCTGGATCGCGTGGGGTTGGCGCGGAACAGGCGTCGTTGGCCGAGGCGCTTAGGGCACAGGCAGAGGGACGCGGGCCAAGTCTTGCTCAGATGCAGTATGAGCGTGCGCTTCAAGGCGCACAGGCGGCTGCACAGTCGCAACTTGCGTCCGCTCGGGGCTTGTCGCCGGCTCAGGCCCAACGGCTTTTGTTGACTCGCCAAGCTGGAGCACAGGCAGCGGCTGCCTCGCAGTCGGCGCAGTTGCGGTTGCAGGAGCAGCAAGCGGCGCAGGCGGCGCTTGGCAACTTGCTTGGTCAGCGTCGTCAGCAGGAGCTTCTCGGCGGGCAACTTGCGGCTGGTTTGTACGGCACAGCCGGTGGCCTCGGGATGCAGCAGGCAATTGCACAAGCTGGGTTTGAGCAGGCAGCGGCCCAAGCAGTTCAGCAGCAGGCTGCGGCGGAGCGTCAAGCCAATCAGCAGTTCATCTCATCGTTAATTGGTGCTGGTGGCGCCGCCCTTGGTGTTGGTGTTGAGGCTGGAACCAAGACCGATGTCGCTAGAATGGGGCTTGAGGCTGAGAAATACAGAGCGCAGGCGGCTCAGGCCCAAGCGCAAGCAGCCAAGTATTCGGCTGGCATGGGTCCATCTAAAGATGCGCGTGGCCGACAGATTACCGCTCGCGAGGTCCCCGGCAAGGCCAAGTTCAAGGGCGACACGCGGTCCAACGACACGGTGCCGGCGCTGCTGAGCCCTGGCGAGATCGTGCTGCCACGCACTGTCGCGCAGTCGGAAGACGCGCCTGAGAAGGCCAAGAAGTTTGTTGAGGCGATCAAGAAGCAGAAGCGCCCGTCGCCTAGGGCGTATGCTCAGGCTCTTGCACGATTGGCAGAGCTTGAGTCGCGCATGGATGCTATGGAGGCGCTGGCCGACCTTGAGGCCGAGGAAGAGGGCTAACCGATGAAGAAGCCGACGCTCCGCTTGCGCCAGGTGTTTGAGGGTCCGACGCACTTCAAGGTGGTGAAGCCGCTGGGGAACCCGATCAAGATCGCCAAGAAGGGGTTGTCGCCCAACCTGATGAGCCGTTTGCGGAAATACGCAGATGGCACGCCTGACGAGCCTGTTCAGCCGCCAACCGATGAAGAGATTTCGATTGCGGAGCAGATGCAGCAAGCACGTTTGCCTGCTGGCACTGAGTTTCCGCCGATGGCTGGTGAAGGATCGTTTGGCGTGCCGCCGCTCCCCGCAGAGCCGGATGCTAATGTTTTGCCGGTTCCTGAGCCTATTGCTGCGCCCGTCGCACCTATTGTTCAGCCTGTAGTTGTTGCGCCGGTTACGACCTCGGGGGCTGCTGCTTCTGCTGCCGGTACGGGTGAGCCAATCATTGCCAAGCCCCGTCCTCGGCCGCGACGACCTGATGCTGTTGAGCCTGCTGTTTCTGCTGAAGAGGTCGCGCCGGCAGAGTCTGTTGCAGTCGAGGCTAAACCTGCTGTTCCCGTGGCAAAGGAACCTGCGCCTGCGGAGCCAAGTCCGTTTGAGCAGGCGCTTAGCTTGGTCAACTTTGACCTTGCCAAGTACGAGGCTGCATCTCCCGAGATGAAGCCCATCATCCGGCAGGCCGCTCAGGCTGCGTTTACTGCCAAAGCCGCTGCGGATGCAGATGTCGCCGCTGCCGAGGCAGAGACTTCTGCGCTTGCTGCTGAGCAAACCGCACAAAAGGAAGAACTACAGCGCCTTCAGAAAAGCGCCGATGAGGCGCGAATCATTCAAAAAAACATTTTGACGGATTTTGACTACCTTAAGAACCCGACGACCTATCTTGGCAGCATGAGCACGCTTGGGCAGATCGGCACCGCCATCTCGCTTGCGGCTGGAGCGTTTGCTTCCGGCATGACCGGGATGCCCAACTTTGCCCAGAAGATCTACGACAACGCGATTGAGCAGGACTTGCAAGCACAGAAGCGTCGTGCGGACTCGCTCTATCAGCGGCTCGTGAATGCTGGCAACTCTGTTGAGAACGCCGAGAACATGGTGCGGGCACAGTTGAAGTTGGTGGGCGCCGCTGAGCAGACTCGACGTGCCGCCGAGATTAAACTGCCTCAGGTCAAGGCCAAGATCCAAGCTGAGGCTGCCAAGTCCGCGTTGGATGCAACGCAGACGATGGCTCGCATCGCCAAGGATCAGGCCGATGAAGCGCGTGAAGCCTCTCTTGCGCCGCTGCGTGAGCGTGAACTAAAAACTCGCGTTGGTGAAGCGGAGGCTGAGGCTGGGTTGCGTCCGCTCAAGAAGCGACGGCTTGAGGCTGAGGTTGCGATTGCGGAACTGACTCCCAAGAAGTTGAAGGAAGAAATGAATCAGCGCCGCGAGGATGCTGCATTCAAACGTGAAAAGGCCGAGCAAGACCGGCAGGATCGCAAAGACGCAGCTCAAGACAAGGCCGATCAGAAACGCATTGCTCGCGAGTTGACGCTTGGCGATGTCAATCTTGAACTGAAGACCGATCAACGGGCTCCTCTTATTCGCGAAGGCATCTCGCAGCGCGCACAAGCTCTTGAGTCGCTGTTGAAGCTTGAGGCGCTGTTAAATAAGGCCAAGGATGGCTATGAGCTTTGGAAACCTGGTTCCAACACAAGAAACGCAGCAATTGCAGAGTTGAACTTTGCAATTGAGAACTTCCCCAAGGGTGCAGGTTTTGGTCGAGCAATTTCCGTTGCTGCCAAGGAACTGATCGCCAAGGCAATTCAAGAGCCGACTTCCTATAAGTCTTTGTTCAAGCAAGTATTCCTTGATAAAGATCCTGCTATGGGCATCAAGGTTCTGCGCCAAGAAGTTGCTCGCAACTTTGAAGAAGAAATTGCTGCTCAATCAAGGAACACTCGCCCAGAGATCAAGTCCGCGCTTGACTCATGGTATAAGAGCGCCGAAGACAAAATTAAACGTTACGAAACCGAAATGACCGCTGACGAGGAACTCTAGGCCAAGGAGCGCATGGGAATGGCTGATCCGAGTCAGTATTTTGTGCTTAACTCGGGCGACGTTCACGTCGTCAAGCCTGAGAACATTGAAGAGGCCAAGCGTCGTGGCCTGGTGCCGGCTACCGAGGAGCAGCGGCGTCAGTACGACTTGGTGCAAGAGGCTAAGAAAGACCCGCTGGGCGCGGTCAAGGCGGGAGTCCAGGCGCTAGGCGAAGGCGTTGTTGGCCTGGCCGGCCTGCCTGCGGCGTTGATTGGTGTTACGCCAAGCATCCCTGAACTCAGGGAAAAAGCTTTTTCGTACATCCCCGAGTCTATTCGCGGTGTTTCTGAGGAAGAGGTTCAGCAGGAAGCGGCTATCGCCAAGCAGAAGCGCATGGAGATGCTCCGTGCGGTGGAGAGCGTATCGCCCACGCTGCCGCGCATCCAGCAGGAACTTGGACTGCGCACCGCCGAGGAGATCAAAGCTGAGGCCGAGGCGTTCCCTGTTGCCCGCGGCGTTGGAACCGTTGCCAGTTTCTTTGTTGGTCCCGCCGTAAGCAAGTTGGTCAAGACCGCAGCGACTAAGGCTGTTCCCGTTCTAGCGGCTGAGGAAACTCTTAGGGCCACGGGTGCGTTGTCTGACGCGGTGACCAAGGCTGTTGGTCTTGAGGCTAAGAACGCTGCGTACCAAGCCGCGCAGGCTGAGTTGGCGGCGGCTACCGCAGCGGGCGATGCGGTTGAGATTGCTGCCAAGCGAGCGTCGGTAAACGAGGCGGCAGCGGCGGCTCAGGCGGCTGTTGATGACGGGTTTAAACTTCGCACGGCATTGCTGGCCGAGGCCGACACGGTACCCGCGGAGTTGGCTCCGCTGGTTACCAAGGAAGTCCAAGCGGCCAGCAGGGCGGCAATCAAGTCTGCTGAACGAATGTCGTTGGGAGAATCGCGGCGATTGTTGGCTAGTGTGCCTAAGTCGCAGCGAGCCGTTGCTGATCGCATTAAGTTGTTGCAGGAAGTAACGATCAGCAGCCCCGCGATCACGTCCAAGATCGGGACTGACGCCGCCAAGGCGATTGAGCAGTCTGCGCTGACTCGCTTGCAGCGTGCTCCTGGCTTCAGCACCGCGTTGGCTGAGGCTGATGTTGCAGCGGCTCGAGTGGCTGATGATCTTGCTGTTGGCGCGGACAAGGCTGTTACCGCTGCTCGTCTTGCCAAGGCTGAGGAAAGCCTCGCAACGCTCAAGGTCCGGCAGGAGTTGACCGCTAAGGCCATCGGTCTTGGCCTGGGTCGCTCTGCTGAGATGATGATGTTTGGGTTGCAGGGTGTCGCCAACGAGATGGCGTTGGGCGATCCTGCGTTGGTGGCTGAGAGCGCGTACGCAACGCTTGGCTTCGACGCTGGTTTGGGCGCTGGATTTGGCGTAGCCGAGGCGCTGGTGCCGCCGACCCTGCGTGCTGGCCTGCGTGCCGCAAGAGCCACCGGCAACAAGATCAAGGACGCGATTGGCAAGGTGTACCCAGAGATCGCGTCGTTCATCACGGGCGCGGAACCCGAAACGATCCGCGCGGTCATGGATGCTAAGGAGGATCTAGCCAAGAAGGGTTTGCGCCGTGTGATTGAAGAGGCTACGCCGATGCCAGCCAGGGCGCCGCTGCCCCCAGAAATCACACCTCCTGTCGTTCCTCCTCCGATCCCCAAACCGCCGCCGATGGGCAAGCCGGTGATGCCGCCTCCCGTGCCGAAGCCTGAGATGCCGCCTCCGGTTCCTCGTCCGTACATTCCCACGTCGCTTGAGCCGGTTGCTGTTGCTGGTACTCCGTTGAAGCCTGTTGATTACGACGCCGTTGCGCGTGAACTTCGCGGCGCTCTTGAGCAGGATATTCGGCAGATTGCTGCTCCTAAAAAAGGCGGGCTGCTTTACGACGCCAATACTGAGTGGCGCAAGGTGCAGATCAATCAGACCATTCGCAATCGGCTTCAGAAGCAGACGGATGAGATGGTCAACGCTCTATACGAAAGCAAGATGGGAGAGCCGTTGACGTTTGCTGACGAGGCGTTTCTCGCACAAATTGAATCTGGGGAGTTCATTAATACTCCATACAGAAACGCGCTCAAGGATTTGATCGGTCGCGTCAAGTCGGCAAGGCAGGTTGCCAAGACTTACGGCATGACGGGAGAGATGGTTCCATCCGCTCAAGAGGCTGCGTACAAGGTTAATCGAACCTTGGAGGGGCTTGAGGATCGTCTGACGGCGTTTGAAGCCGCCAACCCAACGCCAGAGCAAATCTTCCAAGAGATGAAGTGGGTTGACCAAGAGCTGTTTTACAAGCGCAAGGAGGGAGCGGTTTTTGCGAAAGAACTGGCGTTGTTGCCGCGCCAGGTCAACGCGGCGTACGGTTCCTTGAAGCAAGACTTTAAGAACATGGTGCTGAACAAAGACCTCTGGGGAGATGCAGCCGTTCTTGAGAGCGAGTGGAAGGCAGATGCCCGCCGGTATTACGCAGGGCTTAAAAACCTTAAGAAGGCCGCACCCAAGTTGGTTGACATTATTGACGATCCTGTAACCGGCCTGCCGACCGAGTTGATTGTAGACGCCAAAAAACTTAAGTCTATTGTCAAGAACATTAACGCTGATGAGTCGGCTCGGTTTAGGGATGCGCTCGGGCAGTATTTTGAGGGGCGTCGCGCACTTGTTGATCGCATCGTATCTGTCTCTGACTATGTAAAGGCCAATGTTGACAAGGGCGCAGTTGTAGACCGCATGGCCGCGACTGAGCGTGCGTATGATCGCGCCATCCAGAATGCGGTTAACGATGCGTCTAATGCCGCAATTGAAGAGTCCAACGCGCTCGCCACTGGCATGACCAAGGATCAGATTAAGGCTGCACGCAAGGCCAAGATTGAAGAGATTAAAGCGACGTACGCACAGCAAAAAGCAACGCGCCAGATGGAGGTTGATGACCTCAAGCATGCGTACGAAGAGGCCAAGCAGGCTCGCAGCGCCGATGTAGATGAGATCAAGTTCCGGTTTGAACGCGCCAAAGAAGCGCGGGACTTGGAGTTTCAAGCCGCCAAAGAGGCGAGAACCGAAGGCATCAACGCGGCGAGCCTAGAGTACCAGCGACAAGTTGCTATCCGTGATGAGGTCGTTAGGTCTTTGAACGAAGAGTTTTCCAAGGCCACAGCGGCACGACAGCAGCAGATCACAGAGCAAATCAATCTGTTGCGTTCTGCTTCTTCAGCGGGATCTTTGGCGTCCGTGATCAAGTTTGCGGTTAAGGCCGGCGCTCCGGTCCTGGGCGGCGCAACTCTTGGTCCCTTGGGTGCTATTGGTGGTGCGGCTCTGACGGCTGCATCATCTCCTGTTACGACCGCCAAGACGCTTGCCAAGTTAAACAAGGCGATGATCACGGTCAGCGACAAGGTTGGCGGCGTTGCCAACGTGCTGACCGGAACTGGTGCGGTTGCCGTAAAGACGGGCGAGGCGCTTGGAAGCTTTGCCACGCGCAAGAAGTTGGATGAGGAATACAAAAAGGTTGAGCGCCGCGTGCGTGAGCTTGCGGTTGATGCGGACGCACTGATGGATCAGCAGGATGCGATGCTGGCCGACATGGTTGATGACGCGCCGACGATTGCGGATGCGACCAAGACCGTGAACGCCACGGCGCTTCAGTATCTTGCCAACGTGAAGCCTAAGCCGCCGGCTAATATGCCTCCCATGCAGTTGCTTACCTGGGAACCGGTAGATGCCGACAAGCGCAAGTTTTTGCGGATCACAGACGCCGTGATGAACCCGGTTGAAACGCTGGAGTTGGCAGGAAAGGGTGCGCTTCTGCCTGAGCAGATTGACGCTCTGAACACCGTGTATCCGTCGCTTATGGCAGACGTGCGATCCAAGTTGCTTGAGCGTATTGAGCAGACCGGGAAGGTGCCTGAGAAGCATCGGATGATGGTGTCCATGATTCTGGGCAAAGACATCGACGGACGGATGCAGGCGGCAAAGATTGTCCCGGCTCAATCGGTTTACGGCCAGCAGCGCCAAGTGGACGCGCAGAAGCGCGAGCAGGCGCAAATGCCGCTGAGTCGCGCCAAGGCGTTGAGGCTTCCTGAGCGTGCGGATTACGAAGGATCTGCTCGCCGGAATGCACAGTTGAAGTAGTAAACGGAGTCGGATAACGTGTGCTCGCCCTCAGTGACGGCACACCAACAGGTGGTCATCAACTAGGCCCGAGTGGCCGTTACGGAGAGGCTCATGCCCTACAAGTCGCAAGCGCAGCGTCGTCTGTTCCACTTCCTTGCCAAGCAGGGGAAGCTCGCCCCGGAAACTGTCAAGGAGTACGACCGTGAGTCCAAGGGCAAGGATCTGCCCGAGTACGCCAAGAAGAAGGCGTTTGGCGGTCAGATTGAGGCCAAGGCCGGCACGCGCTGCCCTGCGTGCGATTACCCGCTGGACTCGGCTCCGGTGGCGATGGACGCTGGCGAGGGTTGCCCGCGCTGTGGCTACGGTGACGCCAAGGACGTGCCGCAGAAGGCGCACGGCGGCGAGATCATGGACGAGACTTCGTACCGCGCTCGAGGCGGCGAGATGCACTGCGCCCGTTGCGGCTCCAAGATGGCGATGGGCGGCTACGTTCCGCTCAAGGCGATGGGTGGCGAGGTCACCGACATCGCGTCGCTTTATGGCGACATGAAGGAACTGTACCCGTCGCGCAAGTCGGGCGGTGCGACTCTTGATGACGGCAAGATCCGTCCGTTTGGTCAGATGTTCGCTCGCGCCCTCAAGATGGGTCGGAGGTAGTCATGGCTTGGTACAAGAACGCTTCTGATCCTGCCAACGGCGCAGCGGTCATCACGCCGAGCAACACCACCGATCTCACCGTGTACGCGCGCGGCATCTACGTGGGCGTTGGCGGCAACATCACGGTGGACATGACCGACTCGGGCACCAACATCACGTTCCTCGCGGTGCCGCAGGGGACGATCCTGCCGATCCAGGTCAAGCGCGTGTACTCGACGGGCACGACGGCGACCAACCTCGTCGCGCTGCTCTAAGGAGTCGGCCATGCCGATGCGATTGGGTGCCAGCCTTGCGATTGGCGGGTACGACAAGATCCCGTTCCAGCCGCAGTCGCTGGGCTCGGCGCTTGTTGCTTGGTGGGACCCTGACTACGGGATCACCAAGAACAGCGTGTCCAACCGCGTTTCCGCTTGGCAGGACAGGGTTACCAATACGACGCTGATCCAGAACACGGGCGCACGACAGCCGCTATGGGTGGCCGATGCCGTGGAGATGAACAGTAGGCCGTCTCTGCGTTATGACGTGCAGCCGTCGTTCTTGTTTGTAAACCCATCTCCAGCGGCCCTGCGTGTTCAGCAGCAGCAGAACACTTACCTCGCCGTGGTGCGAGGTGAGAAGGACGTGCTGTCTACTGGCGGCATCGTCACCGGCAATATGCTGCTCATGCTGTTCAACAATAAGGTCCGGGCTCATGTCTGGTTTGCTAGCTCGCTCAGCACGCAAGACGGCCTGAGCACGGTCACCAACACCACTCGCGCCATGATTGGTCAGATGACTGACGCGACCAAGGTGTATCCCATCTTGAACGGCACCAAGGACAATACCGGCGTGGCTATCGGCACGCCCACGACGCCTACTGTTGTGTTTAGTGTTGGATGGCGCGGGTCTGGCAGTGGCGACGCTTTCTTGGGCCGCGTGGGTGATGTGCTGGTGTTCAATCGCGCGTTGACTGACGCGGAGTTGACCCAGATGTATCTCTGGGCCAAGGGAAGGTGGGCGATCTGATGCCGTATGTCATCTTTGAAACGCTTGCCGATGCTGAGGCGTACACCGAGGAAATTGAGCAGATCCAGGGTATTCCTCGTCCTGGCACCGACACTTGGGGCGACCCGATGAAGTCGGCGCAGCAGAACCTGTGGGCTGTCGTTGAGTCCAACGGATATCCCGTGCCTATCCCAGACTCCGCCGTGGACATCTTGGGCTTGTTGCCGGAAAGCTGGTGGGGGAGCGCGCGATGACGATGGATTGTCCTGCGTGCTGGGGCAAGAAGAAGACCTGCCCCAAGTGCAAGGGTACCGGCAAGGTGCCTGATCGTCAGTTGTCACCCAACTTCAAGTTGTCTGAACTTGTGGGCAGCAATACCGCCAAGGCCAAGGGGCTTGCGAACGATCCGACGCCTGAGATCGAAGAGGCGCTTGAGGATCTGTGCAAGGACGCCCTCGAGCCGATCCGCGCCCTCGTCGGCCCGCTCAAGGTGAACAGCGGTTATCGCAGCGAAACCGTGAATAAGTCTGTCGGCGGCAGCAAGAACAGCGCGCACTGCCACGGCCACGCGGCAGATGTCGTCCCGCTCAAGTGCACCTGGAAGGAGGCGATGGACAAGGTGGTCGCCTCTGACATTGAGCTCGACCAACTCATCTACGAGCACACCTGGCTGCACGTTGGCCATGTGCATCCGAAGACGGGCGACAAGCGCGGCGACGTGCTGGCGATGTTCAAGAAGGGCGGCAAGGCGACGTACGAGGAATATGACCCTGACGACGAAAGGATCGCGTGATGGACAGCGAGATCGTTGCGTGGGCAGGGCTTGTCACGTCGGCTGGCTCCGTGATCGTCGCAGTGCTGAAGGCGCGTGATTGGGTGGAGGGCGTGGCCTTGGCGGCGCTGAAGTCGGGCGCTGGGCGAGCGGCTATTTCTGAGGTCGTGCAGGAGCGTCAGTCGCGCGCTGAGGACAAGATGGATGCCTTGGCGAAGTCGCTTGAGAGCGTGGCCGACAGGCTTGAGACACGGATTGAGGCGCTGGCGACTCGCATGGAGGCGCGCCTTGATCGACTCGACAAGGACACGCACGCGATTGACGTTCGACTGAGCGTGATTGAGAGCGCCAAGTGAGTGACGCGGGGCGTCCAGCGTGCAACTTGCGCGAGGGGATGTCCTTTACGGAGTTCTTAGCGGCTGGCCGAGATGACTGCGTTTACGACTTTGGCGACGCGGGATCGCGCACTTTCAACGTGTCGATGGATGACGATGTTGTGGAGAAGAAGATGGGACACTCCAAGAAGGCGCCGCCGCCCGAGCCTGAGCACAAGCCTGAGCCTGAGCCGCAGGCGCCCGCGACGACCGTCACGATGCCGCCGATTGTGGGCCAGATGACCGCAAGCGTGGGCGTGCCCGAGAACGCGATTGCCGAGGTAAAGAGTCTGGTGCCGGCAGACGGGAACGCCAACATCATCACGGTGGCACTGGCGGTAGTGGGCGTCGCTGGTGGCGGCGCTGCGATCAAGCTTTACCAGAACATGGTGAAGAGCAAGCACGACCAGAAGATGAAGGAACTGGAGATCGAAGAGAAGCGCGCCGACAAGCAGGACGACAAGCATCAGTCGTGCGCTGCGGAGCGGGTGGCGCTCGAGGCCAAGGTGGCGGCGCTGACGGCGAAAGTGGATGAGCTTGCTGCCAAGCAGCCCTCGACGGGGTCGTCGTTCGACCTGGGCGACTTTGACCCGGAGGAACTTGAGGAGCGGCTTGCCAAGATTGAGGCTGCGCTGAAGCCGGCGAAGGGGAAAAAGCGATGACTCCCGAGCAGAAGCTTGAGCACGCGCTGGCTTTCGTTGGCGCGCTGGTGCCGTTGATGTCGGCGCTGGCGTCGCTGATCAACCATGTCGTTCGTGAGAAGCAAGCGAAGGGCGAGGCGGTGTCTCCGGTGCTGCTCCAGGGCGGCGCGCTGCTGAACGTGGGCGCGATCAACCTCGACAAGGCGGTGCAGCTCGCCAACCTCGCCAAGGAGAAGCGCCGTGCGAAGTAAGCTTGTATGGCTACTGATGTTTGTTGGTGGACTCTTCGCGACGGTGCTCAAGTTTTTTCAGGGTAAAAGCCACCGGGACGTGGAAGTCGAAAAAAAGGCAGAGGCGCTGAAGGCGAAGGTGGCCGAGGTCAAGGCCGAGCGGGACGCGCGCAAGGAGGCGACTGATGCTGCCGTGGCAAAGGTGGATGCTTCCGTGGCGGTGGACGCCGCGAAAGACCCTGTGGATCTCGCTAATACTCTTATCGCTGACGCCCAGGGCGGGATCGGCCCAGACTCCAAGGGATGAGGCGCCGTGCCGCAACGAGGCGGACGGGCGCGTGTCGTGCAGCGGACCTGGGTTCAAGGTGCTCACCGACTTGGTGATCCAGCACCGAGCGCGGGCCGACAAGTGTGAGATCAAGATGGGGGACACGGTGAAGACGCAGCAGGAAACGGATGCGCTGTTGTCGCAGTGTCAGACCTCGCTGACGACGATCCCGCCGTGCCCGCCGCCCAAGTCGCCGCTGCTGCCTTTGCTGGGCCTCGGAGCGGGCGTGCTGGGGTCTTTCCTCATCTCGGGTGCGTTCGTTGCTCCTGTGCCTGATACCGCCCGTTTCCCGGTGGCTCTGATCGGCATGGGCCTGATCGGTGGCGGCGTCGTGCTGGTGTGGCCGTAGGAGGAAGCGATGGCGAACGTCCCGACCAACAAGCGGCTGTACGAGCAGATCAAGAGCAAGATCAAGGATCGGTACTCGACGTGGCCCTCGGCTTACGCGAGCGCGGCGCTGGTCAAGGAGTACAAGGCCGCTGGCGGCAAGTACCGCACGATGGCTCGAGGCGGTCTTACCAAGTGGTTTGAGGAAAAGTGGGTGGACTTGTCACGCCCTAAGCCTGGTGGCGGCTACGAGGACTGCGGTCGCGGCGAGGCCAAGGGCGAGGACTATCCCAAGTGCGTGCCGGCGGCGAAGGCTGCGTCAATGACGGCGAGCGAGCGTCAGAGCGCGATCAAGCGAAAGCGCGAGGCGCAGGGTGGGCGGCTGAAGAAGTCGCCTGAGTTTGTGAAGACGTTTGCGGATGCGCTGAAGCGTAGAAAGAAGCCCGCACCGTAAACCGCAGTCGCTTGATTGCGACTGTCTCCCCGGCACTCACGATGCGGGCTATGGCTGGCGAGGTAGGGATCGAACCTACGACATGGTGGTTAACAGCCACCCGCACTGCCGCTGTGCTACTCGCCAGTAATTTGGTAGGCGCGGTCGGAGTCGAACCGACAATTCCTCAGGAGGAAGCAGGTTTTGAGTCTGCCGTGTATTCCAGTTCCACCACGCGCCCATGATCTACTTGTTGCGCTTGCGTTCAATCTTGTTGAGCTGCGAGATGGCCCACCGACGACCGGCGGTCCCGCCCCAGAGGCGCCAAGCGATGCTGGCCGCGCTGGACTTGTCGTCCTTGGGATCGACGCTGTGACGGGCAAAGAACGACTTCATGCGCTTCAGCGTAGACTCGCTCATGCCCTTGCCGTTGGCGAGGTCGCGTGCGCGTGCAACCCCGATCTCGGTACCGCCGCGACCATGCTTCTTGCGGTCCTCGAGCGCCTTGCGAGCGATCTGCTGAACAACTGACGGCGGCTTAGGGTTCTCCATCGGCGGGCTCCAATCGTCTTGCGTACAAGATACCGTGTTCTTCTTTGTACTCGTATAAGTCATCTTGCGTTGGGCCTGGGCACTCACACTCAGCGTAGTCTATCTCACACTCTGGACAGCACCCGTCCTCGTTACAGTCTGCCGAGAAGACAACCTTGATCCATGAGTTCATGCCGTCACACTAACACCAGTTGCGATGGGCTCTCAATGACCCGTGACCACTGCTCGGCCATGGCTGTCGCAATGCCTGGATAGGTGTAACTTCTGATCTTCCACCTGTCCTCCGATGGCCCCAACTTGTTTTGTCCCGTATCGGTTTGGTTTCCCCATCGTTTCTTGCCATTGACGATCCTGGGCGATACCCACTGCGTAGGCCGTAGTGGCGGAAGTCCCTTGAGCCAGAGGCAGGTAGCCTTTGATGCGTCGTGACCGTACTCATATGGCTGGATTACCTGATCCGCTGGCCGGATGGCGGTGCCAATACGTCCAATGGGATTTTCCAAGGCGATCATCGGAATCGGTGCGGCAAGAAGAGCCTTAACAAAATCCAAGGACTCTTGAGTTTTCTGTTCTCGCCCCGGAACACGCTTGTTCCAGTGCAGTCCACTGCTCGTCAGGTACGTGCATGGTGGATGAAAGATTGCCAAGTCCCATCCCATGCCAAGCACGTCGAGAACGTCGCACTGAAAGTGATTCCCTGGCGACTCGGTGGGGAGCAGATCGCATGACCACGCGTCCCATCCTTTTCGGGCAAAAGCATCACGGACAGTGCCTGAGAACTCGCATCCGACCAGCACTCGTCGCGCCATGTTACTTGCGCGTCCGCAACCGCTCGCGCACGGCGTCTGCCACCCAGCGGGAGATCGTCTTGGCGTCCTTGTCTGCCGCCTGCTTCAGCGCCTCGCGCTCCATGTCGTTGAGGTCGTACAGCACGATGCGCCGCTTGTATGCGGGCCGCGATCCGGTCTTCTGCTTGCCACCCATATGCACCTCAAGATGCACGCACCGGAGCGGGCCTACTTGGCTTCATGCCAAGGCTCTCGCAAGCCGCGACCCGTCCGATGCGTGATGCCAGTTGAGCCCCATGCCCGACGTGACACTCGCATCATGTAGCATCACGCGCGGCATCACGTCAACGGCAAAAGAGAAGGGCGCCCCGGTTGCCCGAGACGCCCTTGGTCGTGCGGTGGTTACTCTAGAACGGGTCGATGTCGTCAGACACGGGCGCGGGGCGCGAGGCCGGCGCGGGCTCCGTGCGGAAGGCGTTCACCGACTGCGCGTTGAGCTCCAGCGAGGTGCCCTTACCCTTGGCGCTCTCGTACTCGCGCAGTTCGATGCTGCCGCTGCACGTCACAAGCGAGCCCTTCTTGACATAGTTGCTGACGAACTCGGCGGTCTTGCCCCAGGCGGTGACGCGCACCCAGGTCGTCGGCTTGTCCTTGCCCTGCGACACGGGGATGCTGAACCCCATCGCCTTGCCGTTGGCCTTGCTCTCGGGGTCTTTTGCCACGTACCCGGTCACCGTACCGTTGAACGATCCAGCCATCTCTCACTCCACGCAGCCTCTATTGGCCGCTCTTATCCGGCGTCATGCCGGCATCCGTAAGACCCGCCGCTTCCTTGATCCAGAGCGGTAGGTGCTCATATTCCCATCTGTGCAGGGCGCCAAGTCGGCGCAGTTCAGCCATCGCTTCCGGCTTGTGGAGTTGGCTCGCCAGTTCGCACAGCCTCGCATACACAAGCTTGCTCTCGTCCATCAGCGACCACCTCGCGCAGCTTGGCCTCGGCCTCGAGCAGTTCCCGTCGAGGAGCCCCGCGTCGTTGCGCTCGTACCCACTGAAGGGCCGCTATCCAGAGTTGGCTGTGCATCGGAGGGACCACAGTACCACACCGCCTTTCGCTTGTGCCACTTTTCGGGTTTGCGTCCGGGGCATGGCTTCCAAGTGCTGGGATCGTATCCCTCGGTCACTGCCTGCTCAGGGAACACATAGTCGAGCGTGGCCTCGCCAACGATGACGCCCAGCACGACTGCGGTCAGGATTGCTCGGAGCATCGCACCAACTCCTCCAGTAGCCGCCGGATCTCCTGCACGAGCGCCCGCACGGTGGTTGCGTCCGGGCCGATCCGGGTTTCGTATGCTTCCTCAATACGCTCCAGTTCTTCCTCGGTCACGGCTTGTCCTCGGGCACCGGCAGGGCGCGGATACGCCCCTCCAGTACGCTGCGGTAGGTCTGGAGCAGCATGGTATCGCTGCCCACGCAGGACGCTGCCGCCTCGCGCATCGCTTCCGCGCCTCGCTTAAACGCCTCCTCGACCGCCTTGCTCTTACGGGGCTTTCGTCGTCGGTGCATGGGGCAGGTAGTCCCGCCTTGGCAGCAGGGCACACCGTCAGTCTCAAACCAGCAGCGCCCTTCGTCGTCGCTCCAGCTTGGCATCTACTTGTCCTCCGGTATCGGCAGGGCGCGGATTCTGGTGGCAGCGTTCTGCGCCGTTCCCTGTTCGGTCAGCATCCCGCGCACGTTCGCCATTTCGTCGGAGAGCGCCCAGCACTCACGCGCCGCCGCCTCGCGCATCGCCTCGGCTCCGCGACGGTAGGCCGCATCTGCGAGGTGCCACGGTGTCCAGTAGCCGTCAGCCATCGGAACGGCAATCGGCGCGGTCGGCCCGTTCCATCGGATGCCGTAGCGCGGGAGGCCATCTCCATCAGGTGGGCGCGGCGGAAGTTCTGGCTTGGCTCCACGCAGCCGCTCGACCTCGGCCCGCGCTTCGTCGCGTTCGCGCTGCGCTGTAAGCATCCCTTCCCACAGCCCGTTCACATAGGCGTCGGCGGGTTCGTCCGTAGGCAGGCCCTCGCTGTATCCCTTCACCGGCTCCGCGAGCGCGGCGTCGATGCGCTGGCGTATGTCGCGCAGCAAGTCATCTACGGGCGGCGCATCATCTACAGCCTCACACGCCCATCCTTGCAGGGCGTCAATATCCAACACCAAGTGAATAGCGGCTCGCGCCTCCGCGAGCAGCGCCCGCAGTTTCTCAACCTCGCTCATGGCTCGCCCACCTGCATCCGCATGACCCGATCAGCCATCGCGTTGCGCTGACGCCGCGTTTCCTCTTCGATCACGCCCTGCGGCATCACATCGTCGGGCCAACGGATCACGCGGGCGATCATGTCGCGCACTTGGGTTGCACGCTGACGCAAGCGCAGATTCTCGGCGGCGAGGTACTGCGCGAGGTCGAGCGCCTCCTCGAGCGCCATCTGGTTCCAATCGTAGGCGTCGGTGTGCTCCAAGCCACGCCCATAGGTCTCGCGTCCCTTGCGACGACGCTGCGCGATGAGCCCGTCGAAGTGGAGTTCCGCGTCGGTGCGCGCGCGGTTCACTTGCTGCCGCCCTTCTTGAACTTCTTGAGGTTCTCAGGCGTGCGAGCCTCGGGCATGAGGTAGCTGAAGCGGCGGTGGGTGTTGAGCACGCCGGTCACGGGGCAGGGCTTTGCCTGGGCCTTGGTGCCCTTCTCGGGGCCGCGCTGCTTGGGCTCCACCACCGGAGTCGGCGTAGCGGGCGTGTCGCGCACGATGGCGCTGACCTGGCGGCGCACCTCGTCGTTGATGAAGTTGCGGAGGTCGATCTGGAACTGGTGCAGAACGATGTTGAGCTCATCCATGTCGTCGCTTCTCTTTCTTTCGGAGGCTCTTCGCGGCCTCCGTTGCTAGGTGCCGCTCACCCTTGAGCGGCTTGTTCTTGAGCGCCTCGCGCTTTGCGATGGCACGCTCACAGAATCCACACATTGATCGCTCGGGAGCGATCCACTGGCCGTCGCACGCCACTTGTGCGGGGCACATATCCCAGATGGTCTTGTACCGGCTCATTTGCTCACAAGGCGAGAGAAGACGCCAACCATGATGGCGCGAGCGATCTTCTCGGCGTCGGTCAGAGGCGGCTTCTTGTCCTTGTCGGTCGCAGGCTTCCTCTTGACCGGAGGCGTGGGCTTGGCCTTGATCTCTAACGCGGGCGCGATGCGGTACACCCAGACACCGATGTCATCGTAACGCTTCTCGACGTTGAAGCCGCCGTGCTTGGGGTTCCGCAGTTGGCGCATGAGCGACGACACGCTGTCGCGCTTGCCGCCGGTCGTGCTGGCGATGTAGTCCAACGAGCGCCACTGGTTGTCGAGCATAATCCTGCGAACACGGTCGATCATCCTGTCCATCACTCCACCTCCCGGTAACTGTCCACCGTTGTCGTGCGGGTAGCGCCCGCCGCGCGCAGCTCGCTCATCACGTTGTCGAGCTTCTCCCTGAGTTCCTTGCCCTTGAGGCCAGCGGCCTTGAGTTCTCGTTCGATGCCGGCCTTGGAAACGCTGATCTTGGGCTCGAGAGCCTTCTCGGCGCCGGCCATGCTGATGATCGCGATCCCCATCGCGTTGGCGTCACCGTTGAGGTTGATCGACTCGCGGTCCACGCTGGTCCGCACCCAACGCTTGCCAGTGGGGAGCCGGATGCCCTCCTCGTTCTTGTTCGCGGCGTACAACTTGAGCGCGCCCTCAAGCTGCTCGCACGCAGCCTGCACCTGGCGCAGTTTCATCAGCAGGTTGCCGGCGTTGTCGTCGTTGATCTCCAACTTGATCGGAGCCGGCGGTGCGATGGCGGTCGTCGCAGCGTTGGTCGTCGGGCAGACGGCGACAGCGCGGCAGCGGTGGCAGTGCGAGCCGGACTGAGGCAGAGCGGTGGGCACCGACTGCACCAGGCGCTGAACCTCATGGGCGACCGCGTCGAGCTCAAGCGAGTCAAGGGTGTGCGAGGTGCTGGTGACGCCGTTGGTGGTGATGCGGACGACGTGGATCGTAACGCTGTCCACGCGGTGCGCGCGAGCGACCATCAAGGCGTACAGGCGCAACTGCCAGTTGTCCTCGGCATCGGCGGGACCGGGGCCAAAGCCGCTGGTCGTCTTCCAGTCCACGACGTGCGCGTGCTCATCGTCTAGCGCGAGGGCGTCAATCGTGCCAGGGATCTCGGACGCGCTGACCTCGTAGCCTCGCCCGACGTTCTCACCGATCAGACGCGCGGCGTCACGCTGCACGTCGTAGGCGTAGGCGACCTCGGCCTTCCACTGGTTGGCGGCGAGCGGCGAGGTGCTCCACCACTGCATCCACTCGCGGAAGAGATCCATGCCGTCGTCGGTGGACAACTTCACGTCGCGCTTGGTGAGCACGCCCTCAATGGCCGCGTGAACCTCGGTGCCGATCAGCATGGCGTCCGAGGGCGGCAGGGCGGGCGGCGCGACGACATCCTCGCGAGCCCACCACTGGCACTTGCGGAGGACCGGGAGCGTGGAGCCGGTGATCTTCATTTGAAAAACCCCTTTGTCACTTTTGCCTTCAACTGGTCAAGTTCCAGAGTGCGTTCGTGCAGTCGTTCGTTGACAGAATCCAGCGCCATCCGAAGGTTGGATAAGTCTTGCCGCTGCTCAATGATTCTGGCTTCAGCGGCTTCTGCGGCCTCGCGCCAGTAGATGATCATTTCTTCGCGGGTCTTCACGCGACCTCCTGACGGCGAGCGTTGTAGCGGGCGCGGAGGTCCGACTGCTCCTGCGCGGTCATGTCACCCTTGGCGGCGCTGATGCGACCGGCCACGATCTTGAGGGCGTCCAAGGTGCTGGCGTCTGCGATGGCGTTGACGGCGGCGGTGTACGCGGCGCTCATCGACGGCGCGGCGGGGAACTCAATGCCGTCATCCTGGGGCTGCACGACGACGACAGGGCGCTCGACGGGGCGCTCCTCGCGCTGCGCCTGATCCATCTCCTCGGCGGCGTACAGGCCGGACAGGTCGCTGCTGAACGCGCGGCGCAGGGCTCGAGCCTCGGCGCACTTGGCGAGCATCACGCGGGGCATCTTCTTCCAGATGGGCGACGAGCCACGGTACTCCTCGTAGAACGCCGACTCCTCAACGTCGAACCAAGTGCCGTTGACGAACTTTTTGACGCTGACGAACGCGGCGACAAGGTTCTTGCTGTCGTCGTACTCGTAGCGGGTGGCGCCGGGAGCGTAGCAGTTGGTGCGCTCCGCGATGGCGCGGAGGCCGTCGATGCTGACGATGATGCCCTGCGGCGTGAAGTAGACCTGCTTGACGAACGGGTCCAGCCCGCGCGACTTGCAGACCTGAAGGAACAGAGCGAGCTGCGCGTCGTTGGCGCCCTTGGCGACGGTCTGCTTGATGGTGTCGATCTGCTCGCGGGTCCAGTCGGTCTTGGTGATGGCGGTCATCGTGTCCTCAGTTCAGGTTGAAGCGGTTGGCGTTCTCAAGGTTGATGTCGTGCATCAGGACGCGGCGGGAGAGGCAGGCGTGCCCGTAGCGGCAGAGGAAGCCGTTAAACTCCTCCTCATCCATGTCCCCGTCGTAGCGGGCCTGCGCGGCCTGAAGCAGTTGGATGCCCCGCAACTGCTCCTCGCGCTTGGCGTCTGCCAGGATCTTCTGCTGCTCGGCGGTCATTACGCGGCCTCCTTGCTGGCGGCGATGCGCGCGTCGATCTCGGCGTACCACTCGGCCTGAGTGGCGCGGTAGATCTCGAGGGCGTCGAGCGAGAGCTGCGTCAGCTTGCCGGCAAACTGCACGTCGTGATTGACGTGGTACGCGAGAGCCATCGCTGCCTCTTCATGCCTGCGGAAGGTGGTCTTGTCGTTCGTCACTGCGTCCTCCGTGTTGGTCGCTCACTTGCGACGTTGGGCACTCTAGCCATGTCCGCTTGTCGAGTCAAAATAAATCGACACGGATGACGCAAGTGCCTGATTTTGCGGGCATCCGGTGAGCAGGAACTAAAGCCAGACACGCCGCCCTTGACGCTGCCGGTCGCCCTGGTGTACCTCGCCGGCAGGAGGTACGCATGACGTTGCGAGAGTGGTTGTCACGGGAGCGCATGAGCCAGGCAGAGTTGGGGCGACGCTTGGGCGTGCAGCGGCAAGCGGTGCAGCAGTGGTGCTCGGGGACGACGCTGCCGACGCTGTACTACGCGCTGGCTGTGTGCGCGCTGACGCACGGCGAGGTGCCGCCCGACTCGTGGCTGGATGTCAAGGAGCGCGCGGCGCTCAGGGGTCTGACAGCGTGACGGTCCTCGAGGTCGTGCTGGGCCTGGTCGTCGTGGTGCTGTGGCTCGCGCTGATCCGGCTGCACGCTGAGGTCGTGGTGCTGCGTCGCGAGTGTGATGAACTAGCGAAGATCAAGGCGCTGGCGATCTGGTACCGCAGAGGAGTTGACAAGCGACCGGAACGTCGGTAACGTCCCCCTCGCTTGACCCGCTGTGTCAGCAGCGGACTCACAGAGCCTTTAGGGCGATCCCCCCACGCCCCGGAGAGCGTGTTCGGTTGCTGACACAACCGGATGCGCTCTCTGTCTTTGGTGACCCATGCATCACGTTCAACGCTGGAGGCTCTTATGAGTCTCCCTTGGATCAGGATCTACAACGACCTGCCGGATCATCCCAAGAGCGATCACTTGGCGGCGATCCTTGAGGAGCCTCGCGCTTGGACGCACGTTGTTGAGTTGTGGCTCTGGGTGTCTCGCGTGCGGCCTGACGGCAGCCTGACCGGACTCCATCCCGTCGTCATCGCCCGTCGAGCCGGATGGGCCGGCGATCCGATCATGTTTGTTGACGCCATGCGTCAGGCAGGATTTATCGACGGCGATCAGATCCATGCGTGGGTGGAATATCAGGGCGCTCACGCGAAAAAGCTGGAAAAAGATCGCACCCGCATCCGTCAACTACGCGACACAAATAAAAATGTCGCCGCGACACTCCCTGCGACACCCTCCGCGACAGTCGTAGCGACACTCCCTGCGAGCGTCGCGGGGAGCGTCCCCCCGTTAGAGGAGATGAGAGGAGAAGAGAAGATAAAGAACAACAACCTTGCGCTTTTCGAAAATCGAAAAGACGCGGCGCCGGTTGAGGAGGTCAAGCCCCGTCGAGGACGCCCGCCGAAGGACAAGTCCCCGGAGGCCGAGGCCGAGCGCGTGGTTGAGAAGGCAGACGGCGACCGCTGGATGGACGCCGCTCGCAAACTCACCGGCCTGACCGCCGACGAGCTTCGCTGGAACACCGGGGCATGGATGGGCTTCCGGAGGCAGCGCAAGGCGCGAGGCATGGATCAGTTGATGCGGGCGCTTGAGGGCTTGGAGTCGGATGCGTTTAGCAAGACCGCCGGCCTTGGGTGGCTTGTGAGCGACAACGGGATCACCAAGGGGCTCGCCAAGTGGAACAAGGGCGCGACGGGCGCTCACGTTAGCCGCACGGTTCACGCAGTCGGTACCGGGGACGCTTTCATGCGCTCCATGTGGGGAGAAGAGTGATGAAGAAGCTTTCGACGTTCGATGAGATGAGCCTCAAGCACTTTCAGGACCGCGCCCTGGTGGCAATGGAGAACATCAAGCGCACGCGGCGCGAGGACTGCCCGCGCTGCCCCAACGCCCACAGCGAGGTGGCGCTCAAGTGCTCCTCAAGGCTGGACCCGGATACCGAAACGCATGGCTTCCTTGACGGCCCCATGTGCCGACACGTCGAGGCCGAGGCGCACCGCGCCGCCGAGGAGGAGTTGACCAAGCGCCGTGCTGAGCGCATGAAGCACGCTGGCGTGCCCGATCCCGACGTGATCAAGGCTCTCGCCCCGATCCGCGTTATGCCGCAGCCGCCTCGCGCTTGGTACGGTCCCGATCAGGGCAAGCGTGAAGCCGCGATGATGGTGGTTGAGGGCGCTGAGTCGTGGCTGTCGTACCCCGATTGCCGCTGCCTGGTCATCACCGGGGACGTTGGCACCGGCAAGAGCACCGCTGCCGCTTGGATCGTCGCCGGCACGCAGGACAATGCGCTGTGGCTTAGCGCCCGCATGGTGGACGACCTGGAGCGCTGGAAGCCTGTCAGCGAGCTTGCCTACCGCGTGGGCCTGCTTGTGATTGACGACTTGGGCACCGAGCGCGAGAGCGAGAGCGGCTGGAGCACCGACACCCTGGGCGGGCTTCTTGTGGACCGCCTCGATAGCGGCAAGCGGACGGTCGTCACGACCAACCTCAACGGCGTCGGCATCGTGAAGCGTTACGGCGACCGGCTGCGCTCGCGCTTGTCACGCCGCCCGCAGGTTGGCTTGATTGAGGCGGGCACCACCGACTTGAGGCGCATGAAGCGCGAGTACCAGCAGCGCATGGGAGAAGTGAAGTGACCACCTCTATTGAGTGCCCGTGCTGCGGCGTCCGCCGGCTAAAGCCCAAGCCGCCAAGCATCCATGAGGTGCCTTGGGGCGACTGCGCGTGCCGGGACATGGAGCCTTGCGTGGCGCATCGCCTGAACCCCGGCTCTGACACCGTGCCGCCGAGGCCCACCGACGCTGACCTCGCTGAGAAGGGCCAGCACATCTACGTTGAGCGGCTCAAGAGGCACATGGAACTCACGTCGAAGTTCGCATGGGTGAAGCAACTGATGACGAAGGCAGGGATTGAGTGATGGCATACGTTGAGAACGCCACGATCATCGCGGACCATGAGCGCGAGGTCCGCATCACCGTCGAGCCTGGGTACATGGACGACCGGGACCGTGACGCGCTGCGCTTCATGGTCGAGGTCAAGGGGACGCACGGTGAGATGCGTCTACCGTATGCCGACGTTCGCCCGCTGTGCGAGGCGCTGTTGTCGGCGGTCGCCGGCAGGCCGGTCAAGGTGACGACGAAGAAGGTGCCGCGATGACCGACGCTGAGATCGCGGAGTTGGAGGCTGAGTTGCGCCTGCACAAGGAGGAGCGGTTGCGCCTCCGAGCGCTGGAGATGCGTTTATCGCGGGAGTTGGAAACGACCAAGGCCAAGTTGTCTGAGGCGCTGGACTTCGCGGAAGAGGGCTGGGCGTACGTCGATAAGTATTACAGGGCCAAGTGGGATTACGCGGGGCGACTTGCCGCCTTGCGAGGGCAGCGATGACCGACACGGGATGGGAGCGATGGAACGACGTGCGCGAGATGCCGCCCGCCGAGCAGTCGGAGATGGCAGATGCTTGCATCGAGCACCTCAAGCGCAAGCCGGCGGTGAACTTCAAGTTGAGAACCTACGGCGGCAAGCTGTTCCTCGCCGTGCGCGGCGACGACGGCACGATCTGGGCGTGGCAGACCGACATCCGAGCAGAGAGGCTTGTTTATGCTGACTAGTGATCAGATTGCGGAGTTGAAGGTGAAGATCAACGGGCGTCGGGTCGTGGCAAGCATCAGCGGCGGCAAAGACTCCGCTGCCATGAGTTTGTACCTGACCGAGTTGGGGATCGAGCACGACCGCGTGTTCATGGACACCGGATGGGAACATGACCTGACCTACGCCTACCTGCGCGGGCCGCTGACTGAGAAACTGGGGCCGATCACTTGGTTGGAGCCCAAGCGCAAGATGGAGGAACTGGTACTGCACAAGGGGATGTTCCCCTCGCGGATGCAGCGATTCTGCACTCAGTTGCTCAAGGTCGATCCGATGAAGCGCCACATCCGGTCAATCCAAGATACGGACGGTGATGTGGTCAACGCCGTGGGCGTGCGAGCCGCCGAGTCTGAGGCGCGATCCAAGATGGCTGAGTGGGAGTGGCAAAACATCATGGACTGCGAGGTGTGGCGCCCGCTGATCCGGTGGAGCGAGCAGGATGTGATCGACATCCACAAGCGACACGGTCTTGCGCCTAATCCGCTGTATCTCAAGGGTGCCGAGCGCGTTGGATGCTGGCCGTGCGTGTTCGCTCGCAAGGAGGAGATCCGCTTTATTGCGGACGCCGATCCCGAGCGCATTGACCGCATCCGTGAACTGGAGGGACTGGTGACGCTCAAGGCCAAGGAGCGCAATGAGGCTCGCGGCGACACACTGAAGAACAATCCCTCATGGTTTCAAGCCCGAAACGGCGGGACGGGCGAGTGCTGGCCCATCGACACCGTGGTGCAGTGGAGCAAGACCTCGCGCGGCGGCAAGCAGTTTGAACTGTTCGCCGCTGGCGAGCGTGATGCTGGGTGCATGAGGTGGGGCCTGTGCGAAACCAACGTGGAGAAGAAGGATGAGTAGCCACAAGCCGACCTGCGCTTCATGGGGCTACAACCCTTGCGACTGCCGCCAGATCTCCTTCTATGTGCCCACCAAGTTGGTCAGCGAGGCCAATATGCGAGAGCACTGGGCGATCAAGAACAAGCGCAAGAAGGCGCAGCAGCGGGCCGTCGAGCTGGTCTGGCTCGCCCAGCGTATCCGCGTTGCGCCGCCCGTCGTCGTCCACCTGACCCGCGTCGGCGTCCGCAAGCTCGACTCGGACAACCTCGCCGGCTCCTGCAAGGGCGTCCGCGACCAGGTCGCCAAGATGATCGGCGTGGACGACGGCGACGAGCGCAAGGTCCGATGGGAGTACTCACAGCGCAAGGGGCTCCCGAAAGAGTACGGGCTTGAGGTCCGCATCGTGGAGGTGGACCGATGACGGGCTACGTGTACGACGACCGCGTTGTCGCCCTGATCCGCTCAGGCGTAGGGACCATCGCTGCGATCCGTCGAGAACTCAACATCCCCGCCGGGACCATCAAGCGGATCATGCCGCGACTGATCAAAAGCGGACAAATCAAGGTGATCACGCAGGGATGGTACGCACCATGCGAGTAGTGTCGGCCAACGGACAATGCCTGGCCTGCAAGGCACCGCTGACCAGCTACAGTCTGAGCGGCTACTGCCGCAAACACGCAGGAGCGGCCCGCCCGTGCGTTATGGCGAGCGAGGGATGCCGGGGTAGGGTTGCGTCGTGGTCAAGGTCCGGCGTGTGCCGCAGGCACGCTAGCGGCCTCAAAAACGGTATGCGGGGGACACAGCGTGACCAGGCCAGCGACCGATGACCCAGGGCACGGCTCCCCAGGGCGTGCGCGAAAGCGGATTGATGCCCTGCTCCGCGAGGCATGGGGCGTGCGCGAGGTGGACGGCGGTTGGCTCATCCGCGCCCCGATGGACAGTCACTGGCAACTCTGGCTCCGCATCGACAAGGAGTGGGCGGTGATGGAGAAGTGGAAAGCTGAGTGATGTCAGGCGCATACGGAAAGATGTCTCTAGGATGTTGACACCGCATCCTAGACCGTGGCAGTCTGCCTGGACCGTGCCGATGAGGCCGGATGGAGGCAGCGAGCCATGATTTTTGAGACGACGACCATCGCGCGAGACGTTGACGGGGCTGAGCAGCTTTTCCGGGTCCGTATCGGCCTCGGCATGGACACCTACGGCATGGTGGTGATCGAAGAGTCCACCGTGGACGGCAAAGACTTTGACCTGACGCCTGCCGAGCACCGGGAACTGACCAACCATTACCGCACCGTGCAACGTCAAGGGGGTTTCGATGACTAGTCACGACAAGGAGCGCATCCACCGCTGGATCACGCAAGCGGAACTTGAGCAAATGCTGGATGATGCGTTCGCCAAGGGCGCGGAGGCGATGCAAGAGGCCGCATTCTTAGCGGTCGATCAGCATCTGTCGTGCCTTTCGTCTATCCGCGATCTGCCTCTGCCCAAGAGGCCCGCATGAGCGAGGAAACGGTTGTCATTGAGCCCGTGAAGTGGGTCGAAAAGCCGCCATTCAAGGATAATCGCTACTTTGAGTGTGAACGGATCGCTGGAAAGCTAGAGGTCTGGAGCCAAAATAACATTCACCAACCTTGGCGTTGGCACGTTGGAATCGGTTACGGTGACGAGGGTTACGCCATGTCGTCCGACGAAGCCATGCAGCGATGCGAAGAGAGCTTCATCAAGATTGTCAAAGCCCTCTGTCGGAGCGAGCCGTGAGCGACGAGCAGGAACATCCGGTCATCCCCAAGGGCGCCAAGGTCATCGACACCAAGGAGTCCTTGGAGTTGACTGACAAGATCCACCGGCTCGTCCGGCGCTTCAGTCGTGAGCTTGCGGAGCTTGTCTCGCAGGAGATCGGCGCCCGAGCCGTTAAGATCAAGAAGAAGCGCGGCCCTGCCAAGGGCACGCCGATGCCCAAGAGCCCCTGCCCCATCTGCAAGGGCAACCCCAACTCCGGGCGCTGCTATGGGTTTATTTGCAAGGACTGCCGTGCCGGAAAGCCTATCGGCCACCGCCAAAAGGTAAAGGAAGTCTGGCGCGGCCACGAATACAAGAAAAAAGACCGGCTGGGGAAGGACTTCGAGGTCAAAGTACCCGTCCCTAAGCACATTCCGCTCGCCCCTAAGCCTGTCGAGGTTGAGGACGTTGAGCCAAGCTTCCTTGACACGCTTGTCGAGGTTGTGACAGTTTCCAAGCCGGCGATTGAACCGCCAAAAGCCCCGACGAGTGACGACGGGATGGATTTTTTCGGATGAGTGAGCAGAACTACATCATCGCGAAAGGCCTGGGGGACGCAAGATCCCTCATCTTCGCGACCTGGTTGAAGTCCTACCAGAACTCCTCGCTCTTCGCGAAAGGCATCCCTCGGGAAACCTTTTTCGCGGCCCATCACAAGGTGATTGAGCGCATCCTCGAGCGTGCCGAGGTTCGCCTCGCCGTGCTGCCGGATGACCCCAGCGTCGTTTTCGGTTGGTCGGTCACCGAGCCGGGGCTCGTTCACTACGTCTACGTGAAGCCTGATTTTCGCAAGTACGGCATTGCCAAGGCCCTCCTCGCGCACGTTGCCGGCGAGCCCTGGTCTTACTCGCACTCCACCTATCTCCTTCGGGAACTGCGCGAAAATCGCGTCATCCCTGAGTCTGTCATTTACAACCCTTACGAGGCCTTCCGATGAGTGATATCGAAGACATCAAGCAGAAGTATGCCCAAAAGTGCGCCCAACTTGGCGACCTGGTCGTCCAGCAGCGCCGTCTCCACACCGCCGCCGAGCACGTCATCCGCGAGATCGAACAGCTTGAACAGGATGCTCGCGCTCTCACCCAGGAACAACCCACCAACACCACCGAACCTACCAACAACACTCCCGTTGCTGGTACCCAGGAGCCCTAAATGTCCAAGGATACCAAGTCTGACGTTACCCCCGGCAAGGAACCCATCCACTCCGTCCGCGTCAGGACCGGCGGCGTCCACTTCACGGGCGCTCGCATCGTCACCACGCTCACCACCGATCAGGCCGCTCAGAATCTTACGGGAAGCAACGTTGTCGTCTGCAAGGACATCCGCTTCCACCCTGCCGGGATCTTTTTCGAGTCCGTGCCGAGCGAGGGTGCCGGCTCCCACGTCATCCCCTACGCCAACATCGAGGTCGTCAACCTCGCCTAACGCACTGCGTTACGGCTCCCAAGGTGCGCCATGAAGCGAGCCACGGACGCACTCACTAATCTTCAGGAAAGATTCCTAGAGGAATATCTCAAGGACCGTAACGGCAAACAAGCCGCTCTCCGTGCTGGTTACTCCCCGAAAACCGCCGGAAGCATGGCTGTAAAAAATCTGCAACTCCCCGTCATCGCCTCTAAGTTGAAAGAAATTTCAACCCGCGCAATCCAACGGAGCGAGGTCGATGCAAGCTTTGTGATTAGGGAACTAAAGCGCGTCGCGGAGCAGGAAGATGTCGCGCAATCGACAAAAGTGCGCGCCCTGGAACTCATCGCCAAGCATCTCGGGATGCTGGAAGACCGCGTTTCGCTGAAAGTTGACGGCCTCACGTCAGAGCAACGCGCGGAGCGGGTTGCGATACTCCTCGAGCGCGTCAAGCAACGTGAATAAGTGCGACGCGGGATCAAAAAGTGCGGCGAGGTTCGCAGCGCGAGGCAGGAATATCAAGAGATCCATAGATCGGGCACGCGCGCGACCCCAGAATTAGCAGTAGTGCGTGGACACAGTCAAGCACGAAAAGTGCGGTGGCGTAAATCTGCGAAAACAGGGCACAAAAAAGTGCGCTTGATCTGTGCTTAGAGCAAAAAGTGCGCCTCTTGTGGTAGCAAATCTGCGCCAAGCCTGGTGCGGCCCGGATGAATTCTGCGCGCGGAAACGCTGTAAAACAAGGGCATCGCGGAGTGTTGCCAGAAAGGCGTTGTCAGGGCGGCATGATCTGGACAAAAGAGGACGGCGAAGACCAGAAAAACGCGGCCAAGAAGTGCCGCGAAGTGGCCGAGCTGCTCGAGGCAGACGCCCGCTCGCGAGCCGCACGCTGGCAGACCCGCCGCGCCCTGGATGCCGCGATGTCGGCCCTGCTCGCCCTGGACGATGTCTATTTCGAGGATGACCAGGGCGGGCCGGTGCCTGCCGCGTGGCGCCGCGCGCGGGAGCTCTTACGCAAGGCATGAAAAAGGCCCCGGCCCGTGAGACCGGAGCCCGTAAGGTGCGTGCGGGGTAGGCTACCCTTCGATGACGGCTCGTGCCTGTTCCACTTCCTGCGCGAGACGCGCCGCGATGAATCGCTCCTCGGTGAGCCAAGCCATGTCGTGTCGGGACCAGGCGCCGTCAAATTCCTCGAGCCGGGCCTGCGCGGCGACGATGGCGGCTGTTAGCTCATGCCGGCGCGCGGCGAGCGTCTCGCCTAGTGTCTCCATAATGTCTTGCGCGTCCGTTTTTGTCATCGTGCCTCCCAGTCGCGGACCAGGTCTGCATATGTGCGCCTCTCTCGGCGCGTTGTCGCTTGCCAAGTAGCCTGAATCAGGGCGCGGGCTCTGATTTGAATGCACCATGAACAAAAGGCGCCGATCATGCCCTCGCAATTTGTGCACTCATCATCATGCTCGTGCCCGCATTGGTCGCACGTCATCGGCGCACCGCGTCGATAGCCTCTGCGACAATCCGGCCGGCGATAATTGCGGTCAGCGCAAGCAAGCAACACTCAACAAAAAGCATGGCATACCCCTCGCCCGTCACGCGGGCGCACTGCGGCCGGAATAGGCGCGCACTGGAAGGGCGCCCGAATAAGCGCGCCCCTCCTATCCGCGTCTAGCCTAGCGTGCGGACGCTACCAGGGCCCCGTCGGCATCCCGTATCTCTACCACCCGCACGCCGTTACGCACCTTGCCGCACGCCCACATCATGCACGCGCGCGGATGCAGCCCCGGAGGGGCGCGGTAGACCGCGATCCCGCAAGACAGGGAAACGAGCGGAAAATCTGCATCGCTGACCGAAAAGTATTCCATGCAGTGCCTCCGGGCGCCTGACATAGGCGCACCCTGGAACGCCGGACACAAAAGGCCCCGGCGCTCCTAGGCGCGTCTACTTGGCGCACACAACCTTTTCTGCGGCCTTGCGCTTGCCGCTACCGTGTGCCTCGAAAGCCACGCCGGCCCCGATTGCGCGGAGCTTATCGTCGCTCATGCACAAGCGGCACGTCGAGCACGTCACGTTGTCCCGCGTTTGCGCGGGGCACGGGATCCACCGGATGCCGCCCTCGAGCCACGCCTTGTCGCCGGAAAACTGCGGCACCACGCGCGCGACAGCCCACCCGCGCTTGCTCGCACGGGCGGCGTCGGCGAGAGTCTCGACGCTCGCGAGTACCGACACCGAGCCCCACGCCTTGCGGGGCACGCGCCGCCACGCGTGCGTGTAACTCCAGGGCGTCCCGCCCCCGCGCGCCACAAAACGCTCAGCCGCGTCGGCGACGATCTCAGCCGCCTCACGCGTCGGGCAATCACCGGACGTGTGGATCCGGAGGGGTTGGCCGTTCGCGCGGAGCGCGTCGATCCCGCGCGCTTCCTGTTTCGCCGTGCGCACGGGGCTTGCGTGCGAGTCTCGCGCGGCCGCGTTCAACTTGCGGACGTGCATTCCGACCATGCCAGTCTCTGCGTAGCAGCCCGCGCCCTTAAACTCGCAGTCAACGCAATGCGTTGTCGGCGCATAGGTTGTCGAAACGGGGCCGATTTTTTCGTTGTGCGATTTCTGCACCACAATTGCTAGTTTCATGGTTTCACCATGCGCGTCACGCGCGCCATCCGGGGGGAGTCCCGGAGTCAACGCCCCTCGCGAGGCGCTCACTCCGAGACGCGGCAAGGGCCGCGCCCGGACGTGCTAGCCGTGCCACCCCCCGTCGTCGAACACGCGCCGCGCTTCGTAGCGGTGATCCTCGCGATCCGCGCAGTCGCAGCCCGTATGATCGCCCCACGCTACCGTGTGGTTGATCGCGTTCGCCAATTCCCGCGCGAACCGTTGCGCCTGCGCGTCCGTCACGTTCCCGAGCGTGTCCCGCTTGATATAGTAGACCACTACCGCCTCCGCGCGGCATACGCCGCATCAATCGACCGATCCTGCGCCGTCCACACGTATCCGATACCGGCGGCAAACTCCGCCGCGAGCATAAGCAGCGCCAGCGCCATTCCCCTAGTCATATTCCGCCTCTTCTGCGCGACGCTGAGCGTCCCGCTCCCGCTCCCGCTTGACTTGCGCCGTCGCACACTCCAACCACCCGCGAATCCACGCCTCCCGCAACGCCTCCGCGTGCGGCGCGTCCTCCGGCGTCAGCGTGTCCGCGTGTCCGTGCTGCCACCCCTCCCGCAAGTCGTCGGCGCTGGGCACGTCGTCGCCGTCGAACACGTTGCAACAGTCTTGGCAGCCGGTGGTGTAGTAAAGCGATTCAAGGTTCGTCATGTTAGCCTTCTTCCGGGATGACAGTAAACTTCAGGAAGTGTCCCTCGCTCAGCGCGATTTCCAGCGTGCCACCGTGCTGGTACACGTCGTCCACGTCGCTCCATGCCTCCCGCACGTCGTCTTCCAGCACGCGCATGACCGTATCCGTGTCCGTGGACCCGCACTTGCGGAAGGCGTCGAAACACGTCGTCTCAGTCTTCCCGCGCAGCGTCTCTTCCCGGCAGATCATCATCTGGTCACTCCGCCGCAGCGTCAGTGCTGCGATGGTGAGAAGGTACACCGTGATGCCACACCTGTCAAGCGCACGTTGTCGATTTTCTGTTTCTGCCTTTATTTGCAGCGGATCGTGCGCGACGAAACTAGGGCGCGCGGTCCTCGAACGGCTCCGGTGACGCACGATAGGTGCGCCGTCCGCGACACGTCCGGCGAAGACCAGGTCGTCATGCCGCAGCGCGTCAGGCCGGCCCTCGAGCCCTACCCCCACCCCCCCCACCATGCGCGCGCGGGATTACTTCAATATATATATACCCCCCAGAGAGTACCCACCATGTTTGGTGGCGTGATGCTACGCTTATACCCACCCCCCAGAGAGCAACAACCCTTGCCTGTGGCGTGGCGCTACGGTAAGGTGTGTGGGCCGCAG